CATTTGGTGTATTATTATATGAGATGATATGCCGTATTACTCCATTTGTTGACGACAAATCGAGTAAAGATGTCATGAAATTATTTTCGAATATTGTTCTTGCAGCAAAAAGCGGCATAGATGTCTCCAAAAAAATAGATAAAAAAACAGACGGAACGACAAACGCCCGAGATTTAATTACACAATTATTAAGTGGTGATAAAGATTCACGTCTGGGCAAATCTGAGCTTATTCAACATCCTTATTTTTTATCTACTGGACTAAGTATGACATCATTATATGAACAAACAATTCCTGCGCCAATTACACATGACGAATTTATAGGAAATCCTGTTGAAAACGCCAGACCCGTAACGCCTTTTGATGCCAATCAAGCTATGTTTGCCGACTTTTGATTGGCATAAACATACACATTTTAACCTTTAAATCGCCGATTTATAGACGTATAAAAGGTAATTTATCGGTTACAAAGTAACGTTGCCTAACGACATTCGTAAGGCACGTAGACGCCGACTTTAGGGTCGGCAACCGTTCCTTGTGAATGTTGAAAGGTGTAAAAACAAAATATCTATTAAAAATAGAATAGAAACAACGCAACAAACCCTATAAATGATATCTACGAAAAATCAAAATATCCCATGGGTAGAAAAATATAGACCAAGTCAATTTGATGATATTGTGCTCGATCCTATCAATCGCCGTATCTTTGAAAATATCCTATCCAAGGACTATTTCCCAAATCTGATTTTTTATGGACCTCCAGGAACTGGCAAAACTACGACGATTATAAACTTGATCAATGAATATCAACAACGGTATAATCAAGTAAATAAGGGGTCGATTATCCATTTAAATGCATCGGATGAACGAGGCATCGACATCATCCGTAACCAAATCTACCAATTCGTAAAGTCAAAGAATTTCTTTGAAGCAGGTCTGAAGTTTGTTATTCTAGATGAGGTGGATTATATGACAAAGAATGCGCAGCAGGCCTTAAAATATTTATTACAGTCGTCTTGCTATAATGTTCGGTTTTGCTTAATCTGTAATTATATTAGTAAGATCGACGAATCGCTCAAGAATGAATTCATCTGTATACGGTTTAATCAGCTACCCAAAAACGACATCTATAAATTCATAAAACAAATTGCTGAAAATGAGAAACTGGACCTCAATGATTCCGTCATTGATATGATTCAAAATCTATATAACTCAGATATTCGTAGTATGATAAACTTCCTTCAATTAAACCAAAATATTAGCCAATGGGAAACGAATATTATTACGGATGATATATGGGAGAATATTCATGCGCTATTGTTAAAAGCAGAATCTTCAGAGAATCATATTTTTAACTATATCAATAATATCAGCATCCAATACAATACGGACAAAAAGACGATAATTAAGAACTATTTTAACTATATTCTTCGAAACAAAAAACAATATGTGAACCGTGCGTTTTTATCGATCATCGAAGGTTCTGTACATGTTACAGATTCAAATATACAACATATTTTGCTCTATTTCATACATCATTTACAAGATTATTACAGGAGCTGCGCAATAAAAACAAAAAATTGAAACCATATAAAGAAACATGGCCGTCTTTATATAGTTTACAGAAATGTCATGTATTGATGACGAATGGAGTCAGTTTTTAACATCACAGGCGACGCCAGGGTTTGGGTTTATGACAACGAATCAACAACCTGCACCACAAACTAAGTTGGTTATTGCGAAACCAGTAACTGAGGACGCACAAATTTCAAATGGCACAGACCCTGTATGCGAAGATTTGTATATATCCACAAAAACTAAGGTTCTCTTTTTGAACCAAGCCATAGATATAAATAACGTATTTTGGAAAATCCCAGTGAATGAATATTGGCGTCCAATAGATGGCGTCGTAAAAAAGCAGATGAAAATCGTATCCAAATCCAAAGAAGAATTCGATGAATATAAAGCGAAACTCGAGAATATCCCATATTATACTGAAAATATCATAAAACAAATCGATAACCCAGCAGCACGTCGCATCAAATTCAAAGATGAACGTAAGATCACAATTGGTATTTCAAAAAAGGATATTATGAATTGCCGTGGCAAAGTAAAGAACGCATTTTATAATTGTTTTGCGATTATTTTGCGTTTCAAATATGAGGGCGCTTTTCGTGAAATTCACGTAAAAGTATTCAATACAGGGAAGTTAGAGATTCCTGGCATCTTAAATTCAAAACTCTTGGATATTGTAAAGGGTATGATTTTGGGACTTTTGCAACCCAATATAGATAGTCCGGTTGAATTTGTCGAAACAAATACGGAAGATAATGTTCTCATCAATTCGAATTTTAATTGCGGATATTTTATCAATCGTGAGAAGTTGCATTCTATTTTGCGAGGAAACAAATACCGTATCGAAACTGCATATGATCCGTGTAGTTATCCTGGCGTGAAGTGCAAGTTTTACTATAATAACGACATCGAATCCGACGATGAGCGTCAAAATGGTCAAATTCTTCCCGAAGATCGTGCTATGAAGATGAGTGAATTGGGCGACAATAAAAAATATACTGAGATATCCTTTATGATTTTTAGAACAGGCAGCTGCTTAATTGTAGGAAATTGCACAGAACGTATTTTGAAATTCGTATTTGAATTCATAAAGAAAATGTTGGCTGCTGAATATCAAAATATTCATGTCCTTACGGAAGAGCCAGTCAACAAAAATAAGAAAGTGAAATTGCGCAAGAAGACAATTGTAATGTCGCAGAATTATTTTACGGAAAATATGTCAACCTAATTCATAACATATTCGACCAACTCTTTCATATTTCCTGCTTGTATTTTTTCATAAAATATATCTCTGTTGACAAAAAAACGATCGAACTGCCAATCTGTGAAAAGGGCGGCTGGCTTACGCTTCTTTTCATAAAATTCGAGGATGGATTTTAACAGATATATGTATTGTGTATAAGCCATATCATAGGTTTGAACTGCCTCTAAGAATATTAAAACCTGATTGTTGTCTTGTGTAAGATATATAAATTTTTCAAGATATTGCAAACAAATTTCTTTACGATCAGTAAGTGAATAGGAAGTGTTTGACCAATAGAGTAAAACATTCATACATTTTGATATGTTTTTTAGCATAGGTTTTAGGATCGAGTCGTCGATATTTACCATATCTTCTGACAACGTCATAATATTGGCAATGGTTCCATAAGAATCTTCACCATCTCCATTGTATAAATTAAAGATTGTTTTTTTATAAACAAATAAAACGGCGTCCATTTGATTTAGATTTTGAGACAAATTCGATAAATAGATTTGTTCCGTATATTCTAAATAGTAATAACATGTTTTTTTTGAATAATAAGAGACTTTTTCAAGATTTTTGGTTTGGATAAGTATATATTCAAATACCCTATAAATAGAATTTAGGCCAATAAACATATTGGAAGTTGGGTTTGGTAAATCATGAATGCATTTCGATTCACTAAGCATATCCATAAATTCTTTAACAATGAGTAAGTATTTTTCAATAATTCTATCCTGAATTGTAAATTTACTGGTCTTAGTTTTAGACCGCATAAAGATAGTATAATATTACAATACCGTCATATAATAATTAGTCTGAATCATTTAGGAAATAATTCATTGATAGGTATAAAACATTTATATGTTTAATGATTTAAAGTAATATCTAAGATATAATTTATAATTCATAATAAATATGAGCACAACCGATCAAGTATCTACAACAGGGGGAGTACCTCAAACACAATCTGGTTATCGTTTACCGGAAAATAACACTCTTCAACACGCAGCTAAATTATCTATTGTTGAAGATAAACCTATTATGATGGACTATTGGACGAATTCCTTAGACAAGTCTGTATTAATTGGTGTTAAGGAGAACCAAGAGAAGCTTCTTGTGAAGTCTGAGGAGGAATATACAAGCCCTATTTCTAAGATCTATAAGGTAGGCAAGGAGTATATTATAATTACCGAGAATTCGATTTATTTGGTCGATGTTGAGATTCCTACGAAGCGCATTAGCTCATAAAGGAACGAAAATGCGTAAAAAATTGATTGATTTGTTTATAAAGCAAAGAGTTATAAACAACCTTTTGAAATGAAGAACATAGACTACCTGCAGGAACAACATAACATTCAGGTAGGGGACGATGTTATTGTTAGAGATCGACAGTCTAACCAACAATTCCATGGATCTGTGTATCGTATTGTAAACCAGCCGATGAATCAACACATTCGAGATCAAAAACAAATCCTTGTCGATTACTTTTACATTCAGTTTACGAATGACATCTATCATCTATTATTGAAAAGAGGTTTAGATGTCATTTACCAACATCAACCCGTTGTTTTGGGGAACGTGACTCGCAACAATTCTAGAAAGATTATACAATTGTTTACACAAAAAAGGTTTTGTGGTGAAACTGAGATCCATCTAGATGGAATAAATGCGATGTTATGTTGGCGAATCGCATATGATATTCAAAAAGAATAAGACATATTAGCTATAGATTGCAGAAACAGTACGACTTTCATTTTGTCTTGCTAAATTCGATTTCATATAATCAAACACAGAAAAACAACGAACTAAAAATCTGTCATTTCCGTCATAGTTAGGGAAAAATGGTGAGCGACCATGAACTGCATGCCGATTATTAATAAATATGATTTGTCCTGATTTTAAGTTATGAGATATACGGTTTTCATAATAAATATCCACGATTTTTTTTAAAATAAGATGAGATCTGGGAGTTATTCCAAACATAAGATCTTGATCAAATGTTAAAATTGGTCTAACATTATCAGAACCAGATGTTGATAAAATTGGCATAGGACCTCTTATGTCACCATTCTTAAATTCATGTCCAGCAATTTTGAATGATAAATCTACGCCAGTTTTCCAAAGTGGTTGTTTTAATAGCACGATTTCGTCACTTGATAAATTGTCTATTATTTTTTTTACTGGCAAAATATAGGTTAGTGCATTTGCATCTCCACGTAAACAAGCCAAACTTAAAATGTCTGGTTTCAATTCAGAAAATGCCTGTTCTGTATGGATTTCTAGTTCGGTTGTGCTTCCAACACTTGTTTGTTCTCTTTCCATACTTTTTATAGGAACCATGTCTTGAAATAATCGACCATACCCTTCTGCTTCATAAGCTATTATTTCGCTCATATAAGATAAACAAATGGCCTGTATTTTTGCTAAATTGGTTTTTTCACCGATCTTTGATGAGTTGTTAGATGGCGTTTCAACCAAGTTTTCGATTGACTTTTCTAGACCCGTTATTAATAAATATTCATTATTGTTACCAACGTGTATAAAATCATTGAGTGCTTTTTTCATTTCTATTGGCAAGCTATCAGATAAATTTTTTGCCTGTTTACAAAATTCGTTTGGATTTTCTGATGGGTCAGTTGTTAATTGTTTTGCGAGATCTAATAATGTGTTTAAATCGTCCGTATTTGGTTCAAACATATATTGAAATATATAGTTATATTTTGGACAGTTCATTTAACGATAAAATATTAGTTTATCGTTAACCATTTATAGTATTGTTGTTAACGTATCTATTTGCTCCTTCGTCAAGGATTCGGGGAATTCAATTTCAAAATCAATGATCATATTTCCCGTACTTCCCTCACGAGTCATGCCTAAGTTTGGAACAATCTTCTTGAAATTAGGCTTGATGACTGTGGGGTTACTCGCATTATTTAAACAAAGACGCTTCCCATTTAAATGGACGATTTCAAAGGAAAATCCACAAAGCGCCTCTTTTAACGATATCTTTTGTTTATATACTAAGTCTAGTCCATGACGCTTAAATTGGCTGTTATTTTGTACACGAAATACAATACGAACTTCGCCCTTGTTGTCGTTAACAATATGCCCCCTGTCATGTACCGTCACAGATTCATTATCATCAATTCCTTGTGGGATATTAATATATACTGTTTCTGTTTCAGTGCGACGCATATTTCCATTGATAATCGTTCGCTCAATATCAATAGGAATTGCAGATCCAGTGAAGCTCTGATCAATGGTGATTTGAATCGTCTTTTGTATAGGTTCGGGACGCATTTGTTGATGAAAATTCATGCCGTGACCAGGCATGCCAGGTCCTCCGTGACCATGGAAAATACGAATCTCAGGTCCACCTGGACCTCCCATTCCTCCCATGCTTTGTCCGAACATCATACTAAAAATATTATTGATATCATTCATATCATTCATGCTTTGCATGTGAGCAAACGGCATTCCTCCCATACCAAATCCAGGCATGCCCATGCCTCCAAAACCAGGCATACCTCCAGAACCTTGGCCAAATTGTAACTCCATATTATATTGATTTCGCTTCGCTTTGTCACCTAAAATTTCGTAGGCCTGATTAATTGCCTGAATTTTTTCCTTTGCTTCTTCTGTGTCATTTCGATCTGGATGGTATTTTAATGATAACGCACGATACGCCTTTTTAATTTCCATGTCACCAGCATCTTGTGAAACGCCAAGAATATCATAATGATTTACCATTTTTTTATATTGTATACATGTCTATTTTTATATATTATTTTTATTTATATTATATAAAAGCTACGATCTATGAATCCTATACAACACTAAAACCTATGTCTACGCAAATAAAAACATCAAAACCGGTAGATAGTCATACAACATTTATTACAAAATATAAGCCATATTTTATCAAGGATTTTTGCATGGATGATAAATTATATTCTGTTATAAAAACCCTACTCGATATCGATTATCTGAATATTTTATTCATAGGCAATTCAAGTTCTGGTAAAACTACGATTTTATACGCACTGATACGAGAATATTATGGTCTCTCCAAGGACGCAAATTTACCCGAAAATAATATACTCTTTATTAATAATTTGAAGGAACAAGGCATTCAATATTTCAGAAACGAAATGAAAACATTTTGTCAATCCCATAGTTCCATTCATGGAAAAAAGAAACTTGTTGTCATAGACGATATCGATAATATAAATGAGCAAAGTCAGCAAGTATTTCGTAATTATATTGATAAATACAAACACAATATTCATTTTATTTCGGTATGCACAAACATACAAAAAGTAATAGAGAGTATTCAATCCCGGGTTCATATTATTCAAATACCGCAACCCACCACAGCACAAATCCAAACAATCATGAATAAAATCGTCGATGCTGAAAATGTCGTTATTAGCGAAGATGCAAAAAACTACTTATTGATGATGACTGGATCTTCCGTGAGGGTTTTGATTAACTATTTGGAAAAAATGTATATACTTGGCGAAACTGTTGATTTGGAGCTCTGTAAAAAGCTGTGTTCCAATATTTCTTTCCAACAATTTGAAACGTATATTGAAAACATAAAACAAAAGGACATATCAGGAGCAATAGATGTCTTATATGATATCCATGATTATGGCTATTCGGTAATTGATATTTTGGATTATTTTTTTACGTTTGTAAAAACAACCCCTATTTTGGACGAGGAAACAAAATATCGAATTATACCTTTGCTGTGTAAATATATAACGATTTTCCATAATTTGCACGAAGATGGAATAGAGCTAGCACTATTTACAAACAATATTTATAAGTTGTTTCATTCCTAATTTTGAGGTAGTATTTAAAACTGCGCATATTTGTAAATGCGTTTAGAATAAATCATTATTTTAGTGAAGAATATAATGATTCCTTAATATAAGAATAAAACCAGCAATACAAAAAAGGATGCCGAGTCAGATATTCAGAAAGCCCGTACCCAAAGAACTGCTTTTTGAGTTGTTAGAAAAAATTTGCTTAAAAACTGACAAGTATTACTACATTGACATGAATGCTTATAAAAAGATGATTTTTTATAACCATCATGAGGATTTTTTGGTATCCTTGAAAGATTATTATCACCTTGGAAAACAAATGTATATTGAGCGTAAAATGGAGTATAATTCATTTACGAATATTGTGCGCCAAATATGCAAATATTGCATTATTATGTTTACCTCGCAAATAAAATACAATGAATCCAAATATAATATTGATTACTTTGTTTATTTTTAGTCTCGTGATTTGAAAAGTAAATAATATCTATTCGCTAATATATACTATTTATTCAAACATGTTTAGTTCAAAAAATTTAAATACATACGTTTTTGCGGGTCTGGTTGTATTGGTCGCTAGCTATGTTGCTACGAATATGAAAAAACCATTTGATTCAAAAGATGATGAATATGAACTCATTCGTAAATATTTATTGAACGATTCACCGCTCTATGGTTATAATCGTCCAAAGATTTGGATTCATACAAAATACGACTTAAATGCCCGTAAATGGAAGGATTTCCAATCTCGTAATACAACGGATCTTAACCAACCCTATCTTCATTTGACAATTCAAACAATTATAAACCATTGTGGCGATGATTTTCATGTTTGCTTAATTGACGACGAGTCCTTTAGTAAATTATTACCCTCTTGGGACATTGATCTCACTGTTATTGCTGAACCCATGCGCACCCATTTTCGCCAATTGGGCCTCTTACAACTTATTTACTATTATGGCGGGATGGTTGTACCCAACTCTTTTGTTTGCATCAAAAACTTGAAGGAATTTTACGAAGAAGCAACTTCTGGTAATAAACCATTTGCGTGCGAAGCTGTCAATAGAACTGTGAATTTGCAACAACAAAAACATAAGATGCTTTTTATCCCAGATACGTATTTTATGGGTGCCAAAAAGAATGATACCACGATTTTGGATCTAGTTGAACGTGTCAAACGTCTCAACAAAAGTCCGTTCTTTTGTGCGGAACCCGACTTTTTAGGCACGGTTCCTCAATACTTTTTGGAACTTATTGATGCTAATAAAATGAACTTGATCACTGGCGAAATGATTGGCGTAAAAACAAAAGATCGCAAAACGATTTTATTGGAAAACTTGATGGAAGAAGATTATTTAGACTTGAACTGTAATGCGGTTGGTATCTATATCCCTGCCGATGAGGTTTTGATACGTAACAAGTTCCAATATTTTGCGTATCTTTCTAAGGAGGAAATTTTACAGTCACGTCTTATCATTGCCAAATATATTACTGCCTCTATTTTGGATACAACTAACGAATACCATAAGAAGTCTGAGATTCGCAGTGTAGTTGCTTTATAATTTATCGGTGTATATGTTTTTTTAAAATCATATAAAACTCTACCATGATATATCTAAAACATGAGCACCCACTTATCTCATAAAACAATTGATGAACTCTATCATAAATACGCACAAAACGAGTATATGACATTAAAAATGAATACCTATATTTGTGAGCAATTACCCGCCTTTTTTGAAAACATGGATCGTGTCCATAATGAACGTATTATTCGAATCCAAGAATTATCCGCAGAACAAGACGTTTTTATTCAGTGCTTTCTGAACAATAACCAATATTTCTATGTGTCGACCACGGAGAAATTCTTCTATTATGACGGACTTCATTATCAAGAAATCAGCGAGGATGATATTTTATATAATGTCTTGTCCACGATCACGAAAGACCGTAATCTCATGTCTTGGAAACAACGCACCAAAATCAATATCATGAAGCGTATCAAAGAAAACTCGCTGCTACAAAGCATTCCCGAGTCAGATACGATTCAAAACGTGCTTGACGTATTATGTCCAGCGCTGTTTTCGAAACGTAGCGAGGCCAAGTATTTTTTGACAATATTGGGGGATAATATTTTGCGTAAAAATACCGATTTGATACATTTTATTTATCCAAAGGCCAAGCAGTTTTTGCAGACTCTAAACAATATTTGCCACACATTTATTGGTGTTGGTCTTTCGCAATCATTTAAACATAAATATTATGAACATGAATATGTAGATTGTCGGCTAGTAAAAATCAACGAATCTGTCAAGTCGGAGATCGTGTGGTCGAACTTGGTCTTATCAAATGCCCTCGATATTATTTGTGTAGCTTGCCATTATTCGATTCGGTATAAGTCCTCGGATCAATATTTGACGGATTCTAGTAACGACGAAGTGCTTGCTTATGGTGCATTTTCTATGAAGGACATGCAACCTGCTGGATTTGTTCAACAGTTTATTCACGAATATGTGGATAGGGCGCCACAACTTCGCCAAGATTCGAGTCAGTTGAGTGATTCTAATATTTCAATTAGTTGGAAGAATATGCAGTATTTATGGAAACAGTTTCTAGACTCAAAAAACTTGCCTTCCATTATTTTTATGCAGAACTTGAAGCCATTGATTATTGAAAAACTCAAAGAACACTACGTAGACGATCAAGACGTGTTTGTTGGAATCTATAGTAAGTTTTTACCTGCGATTCAGAAGTTTTTGCTGTTTTGGAATGATACAATGACAGTAGATGAAACGGAATATGAATTGGAAATCGAAGAGGTGATTTTGTTATGTAAACGGTGGTGCCAGGGGCGTGGTGAATCAACGTGTAGTTTGAATGATCGACAAATATTAGATTTGATTGTGAATTATTATCCGAACGTGGAGATTGAAAATGATAAATATATTTCAAAGGTGCGATGCTCTTTATGGGATAAACAAATGGACATCGAAATTTCACTGAATTCGTTGAAACAGAGTCATAGTGAAGTGAGTGGTTCTAATGGAAATGGCAGTACTATCTCAATTTATGATGCATATTCTTTTTATTGTAAACAGAGGAATGTAATAAATGTAAGTAAATCCTATTTTGAAAAGTATTTGTTTGATAATTTGGGGGAGTATATTGTGGATGGGAAGTTTTTGCAACTTTCAGAGATTAACCTCTGAAATTAAGGCTACATTTAACCATGAATCTCGCCTGAAGGCGAGATTTTGGTGTAAATGTGTGTCGGGTGAATGGCTAACGGTCTAACGGTTTAACGATCTAACGGTTTAATGTTTTTATAAGATGTTTATTAAAATCTTATAAAATTAAATTGTTAATTTATTGTTCAAATGCAGGGGTTTTAATTCCAGCGCCGTCCGTGCACGTCTCATCTGTAGGATCAAATGTCGTTCCTTCCATGCATCCTTTCGCACCACCCTTCATCTTACGTGATCCACGGCTCTTGCGTGTTCCCTTCTTGACGTAGCCAAACTTGCCCTTCTTGGCAAAGTAGCCAGCTTTCTCTAAACGCTTCTCCTTCTTGGCGGTGCGGTGCTTCTTGGCAGAAACAATGCGACCCCATTTATTCATCATTAAATCCTTTCTTGTTAAACCGCCAGGGGTTTTGTAGGCAGTTTTATTGTGGACTTGCTGACGAGAACCAAAAAGCTCCTTGTACGCAACTCCGCTAATATGGTATTTTCCATCATCTCCACGAACAGGACGTTTCATTTCAGTATATACTATAGAAATAAAATAATTGCCTAAAACATATGGCTTAAAAATATAGCTTTTAGTATTGGTACAAAAAGTTAAGATTCGTAACTAATGGTCTTTGTACACGCCCTTGTGGATATACGGAACCTGTTGGTAAAATTAAGTCTGCATAACGTTTCAAATAAAAACCTTTATCAATCGGCATGAGTGGATACATACCTTGTAAAACATCGGGCAAATAATCATAACTGAGGTTCTTGCTAAAAATGCTGCGTAGGGTATCAAAATACGATTGCGCAGTTATTTTTCCAATTAAAAAATTCGCCGTTTGTGTTTCAATGTCGTATCCCACAATAACAACATTGTTAGCAAAAGCAAATTTCTCAATAAAAACATTGACGTTATTCACAAATTGTATTGGCGCTGAACGAACAATGTGCGGTTTTGAATTCGTTACATACTGCGAATAAAGCATGCGTTTTGTTATGGTTGGGTTATTACCGCTCGTTACAACTTGTGGCAATACTACTGGCGGACATACTTTTTTCAACATACATTGTTTAACAAAATCTTGATTTGATGTGGGTCGAAACATTCTAGTTATATATTGATGATGTAAAAAATCGACCAAAAAATTGAATAAAACAAATAATATAAATTGGTCTTCATAGTATAGTACATAGCGATGTCGTCTGCTTCTAAGCTTGCCCAACAATACCAACAGAAAACGGATAAACAGCATATTCTGGATAATCCCGATACCTATATCGGCTCTGTCGAGAATGTCGATGCAAACATGTGGGTCTTTGATGATGCGTCCAATCGTATCGCCCTCAAAGAAATCGAGTATATTCCTGGACTCTACAAGTTGTTTGATGAGGGTATTGTGAATGCTCGTGATCATGTTGTGCGTATGATTCAGTCGAATTCTATTGATAAAAAGTTTGTTACGTTTATTGATACTACGATTTCCGATGATGGAACTATTACAATCACCAATGATGGTAATGGTATTGATGTTGCAAAGCATCCCGAAAATAATCTTTGGATTCCTGAGATGGTTTTTGGACATCTTCGTACTTCGACCAACTACAACAAAGACGAAAAAAAGATCGTTGGCGGTAAGAATGGCTTTGGATTCAAGCTTGTCCTTATTTGGTCAGAGTATGGTAAGATTGAGACGATTGATCATACTCGTGGCCTCAAGTATGTCCAAGAATTCAAGCGGAATTTGGATGAGATCTGCCCTCCTGTGATTACTAAGGTTACTGGTGCAGCACTTTCTAAGCCATATACTCGTGTTTCGTTCAAGCCAGACTACCGCCGTCTCCACACAAATGGTCTTACTCCTGATATGCTCGCACTTCTCAAAAAGCGTGTCTATGATATTGGCGCAGTTACTGATCATTCCATCAAGAAGATCAAGGTCGGTTACAATGGTGTAACAGTTCCTGTGAAGAACTTCCAGCAGTATATTGATTTGTACATTGGCTCAAAGGACCAAGCGAAGCGAGTCTATGAGCAACCTGATGAACGTTGGGAGTATGCAGTTGCGCTATCTCCGACGCATGAGTTTGTTGCGATTTCGTTTGTGAACGGTATTGCGACAAACAAGGGTGGCAAGCACGTGGACTATATCACTGGTCAAATCGTACGCAAGCTTTGCGACTTCATCGAAAAGAAGAAGAAGATCAAGGTCAATGCAGCTTCGATCAAGGAGCAGCTGATTTTGTTCTTGCGTTCCGATATTGAGAATCCGTCGTTTGATAGTCAGACGAAGGATTTTATGAATACTCCTTCTGCCAAGTTTGGTTCGTCGTGCACTGTTTCGGATTCCTTTATTGAGAAGGTAGCGAAGATGGGTGTGATGGATGTGGCAATGTCCTTGACAGAGGCAAAGGAAAATAAGCTCGCAAAAAAGACGGATGGTTCCAAGACTAAGACCATCCGTGGTATTGCGAATTTTATCGATGCGAACGATGCAGGTACTACGAAGTCTAAGGATTGTATCTTGATCCTTTGTGAGGGACTTTCAGCGATGTCGGGTATTGTTTCGGGCTTGTCGAGCAGTGATCGTAACACAATTGGTATTTATCCGCTTAAGGGTAAGCTGCTCAATGTGCGTGGCACAGCTACGAAAAAGATTTCTGAAAACAAGGAAATCACTGACCTTAAGAAGATTTTGGGCCTGGAGACGGGTAAGACGTATGGAACAATTACTGAGGTTGGTCAACATTTGCGGTACGGTAAAATTATGTTTATGACGGATCAGGATTTGGATGGTTCCCATATCAAGGGTCTCTGTATCAATCTGTTTCACAGCGAATGGGCAAGCCTTGTTAAGATTCCCGGCTTTCTGTCTTTCATGAACACGCCCATTTTGCGTGCCAAGAAGGGTGCGCAAACATTGTTGTTTTATAATGATGGTGAGTATGAGACCTGGAAACAGAGTGTACAAAACAATTTGGCGGGTTGGAACATCAAGTATTTTAAGGGTCTTGGCACGTCGACTTCAGCAGAATTTAAGGAGTATTTTGCTCACAAGAAAATCGTTGACTTTGTCTATACAGGGCCGACAAGCGACGATACGATTGATAAGATCTTCAATAAGGAGCGTCCAGATGATCGTAAGACATGGCTCGAGCAATACGACAAAGATGCATATTTGGATACGAATCGTCAAAATGTTCAATATGAGGAGTTTATTAACCAAGAAATGATTCATTTCAGCACGTATGATTGTGCAAGATCCATTCCTAACATGGTAGATGGTCTCAAGACATCGCTACGCAAGATCCTGTTTAGTGCATTCAAACGTAAGCTGACGAGTGAGATTAAGGTGGCTCAGTTTTCAGGTTATGTTTCGGAGCACTCGGCATATCATCACGGCGAAGCATCTCTGAATGGTGCGATCGTGAACATGGCGCAGAATTTCGTCGGTTCCAACAACGTCAATCTTCTAGAACCCAACGGTCAGTTTGGTACGAGACTTCAGGGTGGTGATGATAGTGCATCGGAGAGATATATCTTTACTCAACTTAACACACTCACCCGTTATCTGTTTCCAGAGGCGGATGATGCTATCCTCTCATATTTGAATGATGATGGCACTCTCGTCGAGCCAGAGTATTATGTGCCCATTATTCCATTTGCCTTGATGAATGGAATCTCGGGCATTGGCACGGGGTTTTCGTGTGATATTGCTCCGTATAATCCGAAGACGGTGATTCAGTATTTGAAGAATAAGCTTGCAAATAAGACCAATGATGCGATCGACTTTGTTCCTTATTATGAGGGATTCAAGGGATCAGTTTTAAAGCTCACTGACCAGAAATATTTGATCAAGGGCTTGTATGAAAAGATTGGTGAGGACAAGATCCGAATCACTGAGTTGCCTGTTGGAAAGTGGACGATGCCCTATACGACATTTTTGGAGTCACTGATGGATGGAACTTCCGTCGATAAGGCCGGCAAAAAGATCCCGCCTACGATCAAGGACTTCACATCAGTTTGTACAGAGGTCTCAATTGATTTTACTGTGGTCTTCCCGAAGGATAAGTTGGCTGAACTGCAGTCGAGCAAGGATGCGAACGGTTGTGATGGTGTCGAGAAACTACTCAAGTTATTTACGACCGTCAGTACGACCAACATGCACATGTTTGATGCAAATATCAAGCTTCATAAGTATCAGAGTGTAGAGGAGATCATCGACGACTTCTATGGCATTCGTATCGAAACGTATAAGAAGCGTAAGGCGTATTTGGTGGCAGCGATGGAGAAGAAGCTCGTGAAGTTGTCGAACCGTGCTAGGTATATTCAAGAAACGTTGAAGGGTACGATTGATTTGAGACGTAAGACTTCCGAGCAGGTGACCAAGCTATTGACGGATCTAAAGTTTACGCTTTATGATGGAGATTTCAAGTATTTGGTGAAGATGCCTATGGACTCGGTGACTCAAGAAAACGTAGAGAGCATTATGAATGAGGAGGCAGATACGAAGGCAGAATTGGAGGTTCTGAAGGCGACTACATTGGAACAAATGTGGTCGACAGAGCTTGGTGTTTTGGATATACAGTATGATTTGTATAAAAAGAAGCGTGAGGCTATTCAATCGGGTAATGTATCAAATGGCGCTCCCAAGAAGCTCACAATTAA